AGGAGTGGATGAAAGAAAACGAATTAGCGATAGAAAAAGGTTTAAGAGCTGAGATTACTGAAGATTTTATTGGTGGTCTTAAATCTTTATTTGAATCTCATTACATCAATGTTCCACAAGAGAAGTATGATGTTATTGAGACTCAGGCTGCAGAAATAGAGAAGTTAAAAGAAGAAGTTAACCAATCTATTGAAAAAACAGTTGAGTTAAATCAGAAGGTGGGAGAGTTTACTAGAGATGGAATTATAAAAGAAGTATCTAGTGATCTTGCTGAAACTGAAACTGAAAAACTTAAAGGTTTAGCAGAAGGAATTGAATATAAGGACGCAGAAAGTTTTAGAAAAAGTGTAGAAACGTTAAAAAATTCTTACTTCCCTAAAACAGAAGCGAGTGATAAACAATCTAATGAAGTAGCTGACAATAATGCTGGTTCTGATATGACGGAATCAATGGCTGCATATACGGCTGCAATTAGTAAATCAAAGAAAAATCCTTATCTTAAATAGATTTGGATTTTAGTTAATTAACTAAAAAAAGGAGAGATAGAAAATGTTTTTATCTGAATCAATACAACAAAAGTGGCAGCCTGTTTTGGATCATCCTGACCTTCCAGAGGTTAAGGATAGTTACAAACGAGCCGTTACTTCAATGGTGTTGGAGAACCAAGAAAAAGCGCTTAAAGAAGACGCAGCTTTCTTAACAGAAGCAGCTCCTACAAACGCAACAGGTTCATCAATACAAAATTGGAACCCTATTTTAATTAGCTTAGTTAGAAGAAGTATGCCTAACCTTATCGCTTACGATATCGCTGGTGTACAACCAATGTCAGGCCCTACAGGCTTGATTTTCGCTATGAGAAGCAGATATACTTCTCAAAGTGGTGGTGAAGCTCTTTTTGACGAAGCTGATACAGATTTTTCTGGCCGTAATGCGGCTGGTTCATCTGTTGCAGGTGCTTCCGCAGTCGCACACGCTGGCGAAAACCCAGCCGTGCTTAACGACTCAATAGGTACTTCTACTGGATACACATCTGGTACAGGTATGACTACAGCTTACGCAGAAGCTCTTGGAGATGCTGCTGCTAACGCTTTCGCTGAAATGGCATTCTCAATTGAGAAATCAACTGTGACTGCAAAAAGCAGAGCGCTAAAAGCCGAGTACACTATGGAGTTAGCACAAGACCTTAAAGCAATTCACGGCTTAGACGCTGAAACTGAATTATCAAACATCTTATCTGCTGAAATCTTAGCTGAAATCAATAGAGAAGTAGTTAGAACAGTTTATAGAACTGCTGAAGTTGGTGCTGCTGATAACGATAACTCACACGCTGCTATTAACACGACAACAGCTGGAATTTTTGACCTTGATACTGACTCAAATGGTAGATGGTCGGTTGAGAGATTCAAAGGACTTATGTTCCAACTGGAAAGAGATGCTAATACTATCGCACAAAGAACAAGACGTGGAAAAGGTAATATGATTATCTGTTCTTCTGACGTTGCTAGTGCTTTACAAATGGCTGGTGTTTTAGATTACACTCCTGCGTTAAACAACAACTTAAACATTGACGATACTGGTAATACTTTTGCTGGTGTTTTAAATGGCAAATTTAAAGTTTACATTGACCCATATGCTGCTAATTTAGCTTCAAATGCAAGTCCTGCTAAACAATACTATGTTGTTGGTTACAAAGGAACATCGCCATATGACGCAGGATTATTTTACTGCCCATATGTACCTCTACAAATGGTTAGAGCGGTAGGCCAAGACAACTTCCAACCAAAAATTGGATTTAAAACTAGATACGGCATGGTGGCAAACCCATTTGCTGGCGCTAGTGCGTCTTCAGCTATTACTGCTGACGGTGTTGGTGCAATCAACGCTAACAGATACTACAGACGTGTTCAAGTTACGAACATTATGTAATATTTGTTGAGAAACAAATCAGAAAAGGGCGCTTCGGCGCCCTTTTTTTTGGCCTAATAAGTCTTATAAATAGTAGTATGACAATTATAAACTCTAATACAAGACAGCCAACTAAACTAGACTATGCAAGTCCTACACAATTTAAGTTTTCTATAATTAAATTACCTAAAGTAGAATACTTTTGTACGGCTGCAAACATACCTGGTATCACACTAGGTACTGCAAATCAGGATACACCTTTTAAAGATATACCTATCCCAGGTGATAAAGCAGATTATGATACTTTGAATATATCTTTTTTAGTAGATGAAAATTTAGAAAACTATAGAGAGATCCATGGATGGATGACTGGTCTTGGTTTTCCTAAAGACCATTCACAATTTAGAAATTTACAACAAGCTGGTTCAGATAGATATCCTACTACTACAAGTGAAACTTATAATAAAGAATTAGGACAAGTAGTAAAACAAACTTCGGATGATGGTGGTTTATATTCAGACGCTACATTATTTGTATTAACAAGTAAAAACAATCCAAATATAGAAGTTAGATTTAGAGATATATATCCTATATCATTGTCTGGTTTAGATTACAATCAACAAGCAACAGATATTAATTATCTAACTTGCGCTGTTACATTTCAATACAAGATATATGAGTTTGCAAATATTAGTGGGAGCACAACTATAGAAACTACTAGTTAATTATAAAATAAATAATATTATATTATGACCGTTCGCAAAAGACCATCACAGCAAAATTTACGTAAATTTATTACACGAGGAGGACCAGGAGACAAGTACCTTGGGGAAGGGAAAGTCAATATGGACTCGTGGTTCAAAAAAGAGAATGTAGATATTTTAGAAGACCAAATTAGAAGTGGAGAGTTACCATTCTTTTGTGGTGCACCATTTCAAATGGTTTATACTACAACTAGAGGAGAATATGCTCCATGTTCCTGGGTACAAGAAGGTTTTAATCCTAACATAAAAAATGTAAGTATTAAAAAATACTTTAAAGATAATGCAAATTTAAATGCTCTCCGTAAAGAGATGACCACTCCTGGGGACCCTTTAAAGTTAGCAAAAAAATGGTGTGTAAACTGTATGAGTCAGGAAAAGATTTATGGTAGATCAAGGAGACAAGCTTCATTAAAAATACAAACAAACGATAGAGGTTTATGGCCTGGTATAAGAAGAGCTGTTGAAGAATGGAAGAAGACAGGACAAGGTCATTTAGAAGATAGAATATTAGAGATACAAATTAAAGCATTTGGAAACAAATGTAACCTAGATTGTTATATGTGTGTTCCTTATGATTCTACTACCAGATTAAAGACTATACATTCTGAACAACTAAAAGATGAAAAGGTATTTTCAGAATATGCTAAAACACATATTGCAGCTATGCCAAAACAAACTCTTACTTCTATAGTAGACCAGGTAGCTGAACTTGCCCCATACATTTATAACTTAAAGTTTATTGGTGGTGAACCTTTAGTTATGAAAAACTTTTATGAGATGTTAGACGCAATAATAAAGACAGGACACGCTGATAAAATGTTTGTAAAATATCAGACTAATATGTCCGTAGTAGAATTTGAAAGAGTTAAAATAACAAATTATATTCCTCATTTTTTAAACTTTGAATTTACAGTATCTTTGGATGGAGTTGATAAGTGGGATGAATATATTAGACGTAGGTCTGATTTTGAAGGAATTGTTAACAACATAAGAGAGGTAAAAAAATATCCTAATGTAACTGTAAACGTAAATGGAACAATATCCTTTTTAAGTGTATTGAGATTCTATAAATTGATAGAATGGTTTAATGATAATAATGATTTATTCTTTCAGATAAACTGGTCAAATATCAGAGGACCAAAGAAATTATGTGCCAATGTATTGCCTGATAAGATCAAAGAAGACCTTATTCCATTGTATAAAGACTGGCCAGACATACAAAATGTTCTTAAAGAAGACAATCACGGACTAGACTATCAGGATACGCTTGACTACCTTTTAATGAATGATAAATACTATAAAGGCACTAAATGGGATATGAATTTATTTGAGGTATTTCCTGAACTAGAACCATATCATAATAAAAAGGAGACAAAGTAATGACACAATTAGACCTATTAGATGAAAGGCGACACGTAAAGGTATATGATGGTGAATCTATACCTGATAAGGAGTTGATTGAAAAGATCCTTTGGAGAGCATGGAAAGTTACGCCTTCAAAAAATAATTTTATGCCATATCACGTTAACGTTTTAGGACCTGAAAGGGCTTCTGAAAAAGAATCAATATGGATGAAATCAGTTAAGAATAAGAAATCAATTAATGAAACAAACATACCCAAGTATCACGCCGATTATAGTGAAAAACATAAAGTTTGGAAAGAAGATGGTTATAACGCATATTTCTATCATTTAAAATCTGCTCCATATCTTTTAGTTTTTACTCAAAGAGTATGTACACCAAATGATTATTATAGAAAAAGTATAGAGGGTGGAGACTTCTATGAACAAATGCACGAAGACCATATGGAATCTATGTTGAGAACTACTGCTGTTGAAGTTGGTATGTTCTGCGCTAATTTAGCTGTATTTGCTTTAGAAGAAGGATTACATACTTCAACTATTGCTTGTTTCCCACACGGAGATCCAGATAAATGGAAAGATTTACCGTGGGTGGAACATCCTGTAGTCTTATTAGCAAGTATTGGAAAGAGCGCTCAACTTCGTAGGGAGCATATGAATACAGCAGAAAGAAAAGATGATATCAAACCTTCTGCTGAAACTGTTATAAAATGGATATAAAATGGGTCTGGAGAACAAGACAATAGTATTATTAATTGATTTTGAAGGCCATCCTGCAATGGGTGACGAACATACTAACCATCTTCGTTATTCTTGCTTAAATGGACTATTGTCAATTCCAGATTCAGATTTATATATTATATCTAATCACTTGCAAGGAATTTCAAGTGATGACAAAAGCACACATTTAAAAATGTGTGAAATAGAAAAAATGGTGGCTGCAGAAGGCAGACACACTTGGAGAAATATTGATCCTGATAAAGAAATATCTGTTAAAGATATTGAAGCTATATTAGAGAAAGACGGCTATCGTATTAAAAATGTTATTTTAGGTGGCTGCAATACAGCAGGTTGTGTTTTAAGAACAAGAGGATATTCTGCACAAAAATGGGCTGAAGCTGGACACAATGTACAGATATATCTTCCTATGTGTGCTGATTATCAATTGGCAGGTCTTAATCAAGCTGAAAGAAATTTAAAAGCATTTACTATAATGTACACGATTATTAAACATCATAATCTATTTGATAGAATAGATATTGTAAGGAGACTAGACCAATTAAAATTTAAACACGACTGGTAAAATATTATGAAAGATATGAATCCAACCGAACTGGATACCAACGAATGGATTGATCCAACTATTAAAAGACTTGGTAAGGAAAAGGCACGATTAACCAGAGGTGGTCCTGGCGATAAGTCAACACCAGGTAACGTTGATACATCGGAATGGTGGCAAGACGTTTCTAAAAGAACAAAAGAAACTAGAGCATTCACACCTATAAAAGGCATACCAGTAAAAGATAAAACACTTATACAAAAAGCAAAAGATAAAGACATTTTTTTTTGTACAATCCCTTTCACACAAGCTTATTCTGAAATGAATGGTAGGTGGCAAGCCTGCTGTTTCGCTCACGCTCCTATGAATGGTCCTACAGTTGAAGATACAACTATCAAGGAATGGATGGAAGATAGTTCGTATATGAACTCCATTAGAAAAGAAATGACAACGCCTGGTTCTGATTTGAGGAATGTTAAAAAGTGGTGTCAAAGATGTGTATCAGACGAAGAAAGATATGGAAGATCCAGAAGAACAAACTGTTTAAAAATCCATACTAATAATTCTGAATTTTGGGATGACATTCAAAAGAGTGTTGATTTATATGAAGCAACTGGCAAGTGGACATTTTTTGAAAGAATTATAGAAGTACAGTTAAAGATATTTGGTTCGGAATGTAATTTAGATTGCCATATGTGTATTCACACTAACTCAACAGTAAGACAAGCTGTCGCAAAGAAGGGTGTTTGGAGTAAAGCAATTTGGGAAAAGGATACGTCTTGGCCAGACCATATAATTAATTTTAAAACACACGGAAAAGATCGTACAAAAGGTACAATTGAACAGGTGCTTGAGTTAGCACCATACATAAGAAGTATTAAAATTATTGGTGGTGAGCCTTTAATTATGAAAAAACATTATGAGATGATGGAAAAAATTGTAAAATCTGGACACGCTGATAAAATTTTTGTTAAGTATCAAACAAATATGACCAAAACAAAAACAGGTAGACATAGTATATTTGATTATGTACCTTACTTTAAAGAAGTGGCTATGGTGGGTTCTGTAGATGGTGTAGGTAAAACTATAGAGTATATAAGAAGAAGAACAAATTGGAAAGAGCTTGTAGAAAATATAGAAGAATGTAAAAAATATCCTAATGTAGTTGTTGACTTTAATGGGTTGGTATCGTTTTTAAGTGTAATGAGATTTTACGAAGTAATTGATTATGTAAAACAGAACCCAAATATATTTCAAATCAATTGGGCTATGTTAGAAACTCCAATACATTTAAGACCTAATAATTTACCTGAACCAATAAAACAAAAGTTAATTCCAAAGTACGAAGACTATCCTGACATTGTGGCTGCTCTGGAAAGACCTATGGATCCAGGAGTTAATATACAAGATATATTTCAATATCTATTAAAACAAGATAAACACTATGAAGGAACAAAATGGGAAATGCACCTGTTTGATGTTTTCCCTGAACTTAAAGAATACTACGATCCAAATTATAAAGAGATAACGTAACACTATATACTTTTATTGAAAAGTATGATATACTATAGTTAAATATACAATGGAGATATTATGACATTTGACGAACTACAAGAGTTGGCTGAAAAAGATTTAAAACTAAATGATACTGAACTAGATATAGAATCATTAAAGACCCCACAATTACATAACAAATATTCAAAGTTTCACAATCAATATATTAATCTGTTAAAGAAAGCAGAGCAAGATAGAGATGTAATGGTTAGAGATAAATGGGAATATTACACAGGTAAAGCAGACGCTAGCGTCTATCAAGCAAAACCTTTTAATCTTAAAATTTTAAAACCAGATGTTGACAAATATCTCAAAGCAGATCCCGACTTAATCAAGTTGGAACAAAAGGTAGTTTATATAGAGAGTGTTGTAAACTATTTGGACAAGACAATTAGACTAATTGCAAATCGTTCCTTTCAAATAAAGAACGCAATTGAGTGGCGTAAATTCACTTCTGGCGTTATCTAAAAAATGCAAAACATTATAGTTGACAAGGTCAATGACGTTTACATTCGGATTGACGCTGACGCAAGTATCCGTAGAGAACTTTCCGAGTATTTTTCATTTGAAGTACCTGGCTATAAGTTTACACCCCAATTTCGTAATAGAGTTTGGGACGGAAAAATCAGATTATATTCGTATGCTACAGGTCAATTATATGTTGGATTGTACCCCTATCTAAAAGACTGGTGTAAGAAGAAAGATATACATATTGTTGAATCTAGTGAAATATTGACATATAATAACGCCATAGCCGCCGATATAGGCGGTTTAATAGACTCTTATGAACTATCTATCACGCCGAGGGACTATCAAATTGACGCTTTTAAATATGCCTTGGAATATAATAGAGGACTAATATTATCTCCTACTGCCTCTGGCAAGTCATTAATCATCTATATGTTAGTAAGACATTATTTGAATGTCATAGACAATAATATACTCATTATTGTTCCTACAACTTCACTTGTAGAGCAGTTATATAAAGATTTTAAATCTTATGGATTTAATGTGGAGAAAAATGTCAGTAGAAATTATCACGGATATGATATTGAAGAAGATAAACGAATTGTAATCTCCACGTGGCAATCATTGTATAAAATGCCTAAAGAGTTTTTTGAAGACTATGGTGCTGTTATAGGTGATGAGGCACACTTATTCAAAGCTGTATCACTTACAAAGATAATGACAAAACTTGTAGATTGTAAATATCGTATTGGTCTCACAGGTACTTTAGATGATAGTAAAACACATAGATTAGTATTACAAGGTTTGTTTGGAATGGTTAACAAAGTTATATCAACAACTGAATTGATTGATAGAAAACAACTTGCTGATTTAAAGATTATGTGTCTGAACTTAAAGTATCCAGAAGTGGAGGCAAAGAAAGTATATGGAGTAAAGTACTTTGAAGAATTGGAATACCTTACTCAAAATATTGCTCGTAATAAATACATACGAAATCTAGCCTTGGCACTTAATGGAAATACTTTATGTTTGTTCCAATTGGTTGAAAAACACGGTGAAATTTTATTTAAATTAATCAAAGAAAAAGTAGACCCTAAACGAAAGGTGTTTTTTGTTTATGGTGGAACAGAAACTAATGATAGAGAAAAGATTAGAGCAATTACAGAAAAATCTGATAACGCAATTATCATCGCTTCTTTCGGGACGTTTAGTACTGGTATCAATATTCGCAATTTACACAACATTGTTTTTAGTAGCCCTAGTAAAAGCCCTATAAGAATATTACAAAGTATAGGTAGAGGTTTAAGAGTAAAAGATAATAAATCAAATGCTACTTTATATGATATATCAGATGATTTAACCTATAAAGGTAAGAAGAACTTTACCTTAACACACTTCCAAGAACGAGTTGAATTATATAATAGAGAAGGATTTAACTATGAAATACATAGCGTGGATTTAAAATGATATCAGATGGAGATTTTAAGTTTCTATTAGATAAGAGTCAAGGCTCTACAAAAATACTAGAGATAGGTACAGGTACAGGTAAAAGTACAGCTGCTTTACGACTCAACGCTGAGGTGTATACCATTGACAAAAATGATATGTTTGATTATAATGTAGATTGTTATAGATTTATTACTGAAAGCAAAGTTTATTGGCAATCTTATACGCACTATGACTTTGACTTTGTTTTTATAGATGGCTCTATAACTAAACTAGACTGTGAACAAATATTAAAAAGAACAAAGGACTCTTTTAAAATAGTATTCCACGATTATCTACCTAATGAAGATAAAGACCCAGGCAAAAATAAAGGTTATTATAATATGAAAGTATTTAAAGAAACAGCGTTGTTAAGTTATGCTATGGTTGAAGAATTAGGTGGTACTCATTGTGCCATAATAGCGCTTAAAAAAGATAAATAGTTATATGATTAATCGCATTGATGATAAAACTGTTAAGATAATAAGGTTAGTTTCTGGTGAAGAAATCTGCTGTAAGTTCCCCTTACACAAATCGCAACTACCTGAAAACTCAAAACTATTAAGATTACAGGATCCTATGTTAATTAAATATGTTCCTCGTATAACTGAACAAGGTATATCTGACTATATTGCTTTAGTTAAATGGGTTGGTTTTACAGATGAAAAAATCGTTACTATACCTGTTGACAAAATTATAACAATATGCAATGCTACACCTCAATTTACAAAAAGGTATAGTGACCTTTCAAACTCACTAAAACACGCAAAACAACCATTACCAGGATTTATACAAAGAGATATGACGGAAGAGGAGTTAGAACACGCCGCTTCCTTGGAAAGAGAATTGAACAATGAGAACTTAAAAGACGTTGCTGAATATTGGAATATGCCTAGTAAAAAGATCCACTAGTAGTTTTAAATCTAATCTAGTCACTAGCTAGGTATTCTCGGTAACAACCTACATAGGTAGTATAACAACGAATTGGGAATATGTCAAGCGGCCATGAAAATTAGATTTTATCACAGACTAGACGGCACAAGATGGTTGGGATTCATACTAGCCATAATAGGTACATACATACTTTCAGACGCAAATCCTTCAACTCAATGGTTGGGGTGGGCGATTACAACTCTATCCTGTAGTATATGGATATATATGGGTATAAAAGATAAAGATATACCTAGAGCATTAATGGAAGTAATGTATTTTTTACTTGCAATAAGAGCTATATTTAATTGGTTATTTTGACCGTAAACCATTGACAAATGCGACCATTTATAGTATTATATAATAATGAATACAAAATTAAAAATAAAGAAAAAACCTGAACACTATGTAGATAATAAAAAGTTTCTACTAGCGATGATAGAGTATAAGGATAAGTGTAGTAAAGCTGACAAGAGAAAAAGAAGCTCACCACCAGTTACTAATTATATTGGTGAATGTTTTTTGAAGATTGCGAATCACTTATCTTATAGACCTAATTTTATTAATTATACTTTTAGAGATGATATGATTTCTGATGGTATAGAAAACTGTTTACAATATCTTAAAAACTTTAATCCCGAAAAGTCAAATAATCCATTTGCCTATTTTACACAAATCATTTACTATGCTTTTATTAGGAGAATACAGAAGGAAAAGAAACAATCTAATATTAAATATAAAATGATAGAACAAGCAGGTATAGATGAGTTTGCTGT